TCGTATTCGTTTTACCTGCCTTGGCACGCATGGCCAAGGTCGGGCGCTCATATAAAGGCTTGGAATCACACGATTCCGAGCCTTTTTTGCTTGCGGAAGCAGTCGAAGAAGATGTTTCCATGAAATTGTCTATATTGACAAAAGTCATGACTTTGCTGACGTGCACGCGAGATAGTTGGGAATATCAGAAGAGTCGGAACGGCTTATTTTCTGCGGAAACAAAAGGTGGGCGATGAGGGACTCGAACCCTTTGCGCTCGATTTTTCATATCGTTGTTATTCCGCCGTTTTCCCAGTGTTTCCAACGGCTTCCGCATGGTTTGCATATCACTCCAATTCACTGCAAGTCACTGCAATTACCGGCAAAGTGTGGGCAAAATGTGGGCACGGATGGGCGCGCGTGGCTCACCAGATCATCGGCAGGTTGAGGCATTTTTATAAGCGCGTATGAGCACTTATAAAGCAATGATGAAAATGCGGCAGTGTCGAAGATTTGCGCTAATCTGCTCTGGCGAGTATTCTTATCCGATTGTATAATTTTCACTAGCGGGAGTTGGAGGTGAACGTCATGGCTATCGACGAGCAAAAATACGAGAACGTCATCCTCTATCTGATTGCGAACATGCGAGATGGGATGATTCACGGCAAGAAGAAACTGGCGAAACTCCTCTACTATGTGGACTTCGACCGGTTCGAATACAAGGAATCCATGGAGACGATCACCGGGGATTCATACAGGCATCGCCCCATGGGGCCAGTGCCTGACCAATTCCAGGACGTGGTGGAACGCATGCGCCAGCAAGGCAGAATCAACGTCAAGGAAATACAGGAATACGACATGTACCGCCCCACCACGGTGTATTCCTCCGACGTCAAACCTGACATGAGCGTTTTCGATGAGGATGACAAGCGTATCCTCGAACGTGTCATCCGCCATTACGGAGCGTCGAGCGGACGTGACCTGGAGCTTCAGTCGCACGGCGAAGCCCCGTGGAGAGCCGTTGGAGAAAAGGAGGACATACCTTTCGAGCTCGCTTTCTACAGGGAGACGGACTTCTCCGATGCAATGTGACGATAGGGGATACTGCTCAAAGGCCCTCAAGAAGATCAGCAAGGACTATCGTGGTTTCAAAGCCGATATGGAACGCGCTCTGAAACTTCTGGGCGACCGGTTCTGCCCGATGACGAGAGAGGAGCCGGTGAAGCCCGGAAAGTTATTGCATCGCGTGACCGTGGCCGACACTTATGAGGTGTGGAAATTCTCGGTCGCCGTGGCCGGGTCGAAACTGCGACCGTCACAATGGCCTCGATTGTGGTTTGGTGTTGTGGAGTCCTCCAAGGTGCTGGTTCCTCTGGTCGCCGCCAGACACAAGGAATACGACATGGATGAGGCAAGGTTCGAGAATGAGGCGCTGTCGTTGATGGAGAAATATTCGCAGGAGGAGGATTTCTAGATCCCACTCCTGCGACGTAAAAGCGTGACTTGCCCGCTCTTTTATGCCTTTGGGAGCATGAGTGAGAGTTCGAGTTTCTTCAGAGGTACATGTGCTGTCGCACGTATGCTTCGACCTCGGCGTTTTCCTCTGGCGTGCTAATGGTCAGCAACCAAATGGCGTTGTTGCGTTTCTGTGGGCTGCCTTTGCGCAGGCATTTGATGAGTCCGGCCGCTTCGAGCTTCTTGGCGGTGAGGCTCAGACGCTGCATGGCCTTGAGCTCCTTCTTCGGGGCGCGTGGCTCGTCGCCGATGACCTCGATCTCATCCAGGGCATCGGGGAGCGTCATGCCGAGGTCGTGGGCCATCGCCAGCCATCCGCGCTTGTAGGTGCGGGGGAGTGCCCCGTTCTTTGCCGCTGCAGCGTCCAGCGGCCAATCGTAGGTGTCGGACGCCATCTTGTAGAGCATGGTGAATTGCATCGGGTCGAAGCTCTGCGATTCGCCGCGCTTGGTGGTGATGCGCCCTTGCGTCGCCAGTTCCTCGACCATCTTGGTGTTGCGGTAGCCCATCGGTTCCATCTCTTCCCCTCCATGCCTTGCCGTAGAATCGGATGCATGGAGAATCGCTGTAGGTTTTCCACTCGCCCCTGGAGCTCTAGGCCAGCTCCGGGGGCTTTTCTTTTTGCTAATATGAACTATAACACACACTATAGATTAAAAACAAGCGTCTGTTAGATTTGGTTAAATCTAACACTGCGTTTTAATATATAAATAAACAATACATATACAATCTCTAACATTCTTTTTCCAATAGTCGCAATGCGCAGGAATGAATAAAAGAGTGCTGGAAAATCAACACTTGCCCACATTCCATGCTCGCCGGCTTAAATTAAGCGCATATAAGAAAAGCCCCACAAATGTGGGGCAAAGAGCATTGATGGCGCTATGCGATGATTCGAGTCTGCACGTCACCAATGCGCACGGCTTTTAAGGCAGAGTCCCGACATTCATTGAGCTGTACATCGGGACTCGAACTATTTTCAAATGATGCTGTTATAGAAGGCGGCGCACCTCTTCGCGAATCTGCTCAGAGTATGCATAGATACCATTAAGCGTATCGATAGGCATACGCTCGCAGTTCTTGTTTTCGTCGAAAACACCGAGATATTTCTGCTTAGTGTTGAAATAAAGACGAACAATTGGCTTGCGGTTGTTATCGTCGAGGAATATTGCGCAGTATTTCTTTGCATCTCTCATCGTTACACGTTCCGGATCCACATCGCTGCATGCGATGGCTTTGATGATTCGGTAACCGGCGATTTCCTCCTCGGTGGTGACGATTCCATCGTCGTCGTTGCCATCGGATTCGTCTTCGTCGTTTGTTTCCTCGTTTGAGCCTGGCTCGATTGCGTCGATCTTGATATCATCCGCGCCGAGTGCCGTCTTGAGTCGATCGTTGACCTGATCTGACAGATACTGCTTCAGCGCCTTCGCCACCAATGGCCTGAACTTCTCCATGACCGAAGCATAGAACGCGCCTTCGTACACGTGCGAGGCAAGCAGCTTCACGAACTCGTCCGACGGCTCTTTGAACTCGTCGCCGACGGCCCTCTTGAGTGCACCCACGTATTTGAGCTCTTCAGCACTGCTGGCGATGGAATCAAGGTCGAACGCCGGCTTGGTCAGCTTCTGCAACGCCGGGATTATCGTCGGGTCGATATCCAATAGATCCAGCACCAGGAAAGGCTTCGAGTCCATGCGGTTCGGCTCATCGATGTCCATGTAGAAATTCCATACCTGGCCGTTGGTCAGAACGCCGATGCGCGCGTTCGTTACCGCGAAATACCGGTACAGCTGGCTTGCGTTCTCCAAGCTGAGCGGTACGCCGATCTTCTTGCATTCGATAAGAATCTGCACTTGACCGTCATGCACGAGCGCGTAATCAACCTTTTCACCTTTTTTGACCCCAACGTCGGCGGTGAATTCCGGCACGACTTCGGTTGGATTGAATACGTCATAACCGAGTACCTGGCCGATGAACGGCATGATAAAAGCGTTCTTTGTGGCTTCTTCGGTTTCGATTCCATCCTTTAGGTCGCGTACCTTTGCGGCAACCTGATTAAGGCTCTCTTCAAATTCCATCGGTATTCTCCCTTCTTCTTTCCTTCTTGATTCTATCGTTCAAATGATGCAGACTCGCTCAGACATTGCCAGTCGGAAGTCTCCGAGCACCTGCTGGGTCACCTCCAGTTCCTGGGCGATATTCCACGAATTCCCCTCGTACATTTGTTCGAGCAGTCCGTATCTCATCGGCTCGATGAGGAACAGCGCCGACTCGCGTCGCGCCCTGCGCTCCTCACGGCCACGGCACGGCCGGTCGCATGCCGCGTCTCCATGACGCCAATGCATCAGCTCATGAACCAAGGTGCAACGCTTCGCGGTATATGTGAGCCGCCTATCGATGAGGATTGCCTGCGTGGACTCGCAGTAAGCGCCCCACATGCCTTCCGGCAGCAGGGCGCTTGCGATGGTGACTGGCGAATCGTAGAGGGCCTTCCGCATCTGGCCATAGGTCATGGCCCGTGTGATGGGGAGGCTCCGGTCAGGCTGGCTCGTCGTAATCGGGTCCCGCCTCTCCATTGATCGCCTCGTCCTTCTCCTTTTCCTTGGACATGTATGCCGCGAGGAGCATCGGGTTCTCCTGCAGCTTCTGCAGTGTGGCCTTGATGACGGTTTCCTCGTCGGTCGGCTCGTGAGCGGCCTCTTGGAGTAGGAGGAGCGCGTCGCAGTCGAGGGCCTTGGCGATGGCGTCGATCTCCTCGGTGTTGAAGCAGCGTTCTCCGCGCTGTTTCGCGTAGTAGGAGTTGCGCCCTATGCCTGTCTTTTTGCAGAGCTCGTCTATTGTCATTCTTCTGTCGCGTCGCTTCTGCTCGATTGTCTCTGTGACTCTTCGAGTGAAGTCTGAATCATATTTGCTCATACTTACATTGTACCGTTTTTCGGTACTTTCGCAACACACGTACCGAATCCGGTTGCAGAAACGTACCGGATACGGTACGATGTGAAGCATGGGAAAAAACACAGAACTTTCCGAGACGTCGGTCAGACTGATTCGAGCGGTGCGCGCCGAAGCCGCCAGAGCCGGAGTCGCCACACCGGAACTCGCCAAACGAATCGGACGTGACCGCAAATTCTTATACGACCGCTTCGCCATGAAGCTCCCGTTCAACACAAACGACCTGACCGACATCGCAAAAGCGCTCGGCATCACAGTCGAGGACATCATCAAATCGGCCAGTCTCGAAGCGCAAAGGCAGAAGCAGGAGGTGGCGGTATGAGCCAGCAACCGTTGAACCCGCCAAAACCGCCGACAATCCACGAGACCGGAAGCCTGCTGCTCGCATCAAGCGGCTTCTACATACGCCTTCACGAGGACGGCAGCGCCAGCCTCGTGGACGGCATCCAAGACATCACCCTCGCGGACTTCACATCAGCGGAAATCGAAGACATCGCCTACAGCCTCTCCAACAAGATCGGAGCAACAAGATGACATACCTGGAACAACGAGATCGGATCCTCCAGAATCTGCGCGACCTGCTCACCCGGCTCAGCGAGGAGACTGACGAGGCCAAGCGGGCGCAAATCGAAGCGAAATGCCGTGAACAACTCGACCTGCTCGAACTCAACGACAGGATGGGAAACACAAGATGAGCTGGATGGACGACGGCGGATTCGATATGCAGGCATTCACCGCCCAGGACGGCAGGCCGATGGCTCGAATGAGCTTCCGCACCTCGACCGGCCAATACTACTTCAACCTCACCAAGACCGAAGTGCAGCGCGTCCGACGCGAATGCAATCGAATCCTCAAGGAAATGGAAGCAAGCAAATGACCAGCCATGACCAACTGCACGACAGCGGACAGGCAGGAAACACGAAACCGAACTACACGCTCCGCCGCGTCAAGACCCTGCTCGCCATCATCGCCTGCACCGCATCGGCGACACTGCTTTTCACTTGGCGGACGGCGGACTCACAGACCGCCACCGTCCTCGTCAGCATCATCTACATTCTGACCGTCCTATGGCTGACCGTGCGGTTCGCTCCACGCGAATAAAAGACTTCCCACCAGCCGACAGTCCAACAAAACAAACCATTGGGATGTTTTCGCGGACATCCACGTTCACCAGTCGGCTGGCGGGAACCATAACTGAATATCGATTATTATCCACGCGCCGACTACATCTCGGTCACATACACTGTCGGCGCATTCGGTTGGGCGACGGTTCGCCCGTCCACGGATTCCAATCTTCTTCTCCTCTATCAAGAACCGCAGGCACTCCGGTGTTTGCAAACCCTTCAAGTTCGCCTGACGGTTTTCTAGTCGCCGTCGGCCGCGCCACCGGCAGTGAACGCGTTCAGGTCATGTTCCGACAGTCAAAGGGGCGTTCGGAATCCACGGACGGCATCGGTCCGACTCCGATGCCAGCCACTCAGCCCCATCCACTCGTCAGGGTGAGGCACACAACTTAAACAAGCAAAGGAAACTAATGAGCAATGAAATCCAGCCCTTCGAGTTCGAGGGCAACAAGGTCAGAGCGCTGGCCGATGGCGACGAGGTGATGTTTGTCGCATCCGACATCGCCAAGATTCTCGGATACCGCGACGCTGCGAACCTCGCCCGCAATCTCGATGGTGACGAGAGGGGTATACACGAAGTGAGTACCCCCAGTGGAACGCAGAATATGACGGTTCTCACCGAGTCAGGTCTTTACCGCGCAATTCTTAACCGCGAAACGGCATACGTTAAGAATGAAGAGGCGCAGGCGTTCGTCAAGCGTTTTCAGCGTTGGGTGACTCACGAGGTGCTGCCGTCCATCCGCAGGACCGGCGGCTACATCCCGACGTCCGAGTCGGATTCAGATGAGGACATCATGGCCAAGGCCGTGCTAGTCGCGCAGAAGACCATCGAACGCAAGAACCAGCAGCTTCAGGCCAAGGACGAGCAGATCAGGGAACTGGAGCCGAAAGCACGGTTCGCGGATGCCGTGGCCGCAAGCGACGGCACGTGTCTTATCGGTGAACTGGCGAAGATGCTGCGCCAGAACGGTTTGGACATCGGCCAGAACCGACTGTTCGAGATTCTCCGGCAGGACGGTTATCTCGGCAAGACCGGCTCGAACCGCAACGTGCCGACCCAGAAGGCCATGGACTTGGGACTGTTCCGAATCAAGGAAACCGCCATCACACATTCGGACGGGCACGTGACCATCAACCGCACCGCGAAGGTCACCGGCAAAGGCCAGACGTACTTCATCAACCGCTACTGCCCACGCGCCGACCATGAGTGACGATCTGCTCACGCCAGGCGAACTGTCCGTCATGCTCGGCATGAGCGTGCGCACCCTTGCCAACTGGCGGAGCACCGGCAAAGGCCCTCCATATTTGAAAATCGGCGTGGAACCACCGGAAGGCCATCAGGACAGGCGCAAAGTCAGATACCAACGTCAAACCGCTGAACAGTGGGCCTTGGCGCACAAGTATCGGAGGACGGTGGCGAGATGAAAAACGACATGTTCGTTCCAGTGACACGGATTAAAAGCAGTCCAGACGTCACAAGCGACGGGAAAGCACGCGTCGACACCGGCAAACCGACCCTCACCAAGCAGGGAATCGACGTGGACGCTTTCATCCGCGAAAACAGGCGATTGATCGAAAGACTCAGAAAGGGAACACGTTGAAACACGAATACACGTTCGAGGAACTCGCCGAACTGAAAAGCATTTACGACGAATCGGGCGAAGCCGGTCTCAGCATCACCGAAATGCGGGCGTTACGCAAGGCCGGACTCCTCACGCAAGGCCTTCCGTCGAAACCGGAAGAACCGTCGAAACGCGATCTCATCCTCGCGCACTGCAAGAAACGCATCGAACAAGGCCAACCGTTCGACGGCAAGGAAACCGCCGAAACGCTCGGCATGAGCCAGAAAACAGTCGGCAACATCATCGGCCAACTCCGCAAGGAAGGACTATTGCCGGCCTTCGACAAGCATTCACCCCGCAAGACACGGAAAACAACCACAACCGAAAAGAAGGAAACCATGACCAACACAGCAATCCAGGAACAGAAGCCGCAGCCCAAGCCAGAGAACCCACGCGCCATCATCGCAAACGCACTCATAGGCATCTACGACTCCATCTCGGCATTGCAGCGTGCCGCATACCATGCCAACGACAAGGTGGTCTACATGTTCGCCACCAAGCTGCTGAACGGCGAATTGATGGACATTAAGGCCAACTACTCGAAGGACGCAAAATGAAGCTCAATTTCGATAGCAAGGACGGCGTTTTCACCGTCAAGGCCGAGAACAAGGAAGAAATCACCCGACTCAAAATGTCCGCGATGGACATCGCAAATCTGATTGTCAATTACTTCGATGCCGAAATTCAGGAAGTGAAAGTGGAGAAGAAATGAAGCGTATTCCCCTCAAGGACACGGAACGCTACACGGTCGAACGGTTCCAGCAGTTCACGCGGGCTGAGCGCGAGGCCGCATGGCTGGAAAGCCGCAAGAAGGGCGTCGGCGGAAGCGACATGAGCACGATCCTCGGCCTTAACGCTTTCAAAACGCCTTACGAATTGTGGCTTGAGAAGACCGGCCGCGTGGAACCGGAGGACATCTCCGACAAGTGGGCCGTCATTCGCGGCAATGCCTTGGAGAACGAGCTCAGGAAGCGTTTCCGCGCCAATCATCCGGAAATGCTCGTCACGGACGGTACGGACAAGCGGTTCATCGCCCGCGAGAGGCCATACCTGCGCGCTTCCCTTGACGGCATCCTGCAAAGGGAGGACGGAAGTTTTGGAATCCTCGAAATCAAAACGGCTGGTAACCGTCGAGCGGGGGACTGGCGTGACGAGGACGGCAACCTCAGAATCCCGCCATACTACTTGGCTCAAGTCGAGTTCTACATGCTCGTCACGAGATGGACGTGGGGCTACGTGTACGCGGCCATCGGAGACGACGAGCCGGTGGAAATACCTTTCGAAGCCGACGTGGAGGATATGGCCGCGATCGGCAAGGCCGCAGCCGATTTCTGGCGTTTCGTCACCACCGACACGCCACCGCAGCTCACCACGGTCGGTGACGTGCAGAAGGCGTTCCCGGAACCCACGCCGGACATCGTGGACGAAAGCGCCGACGATGACCTCTACGACCTGCTCGCAAGATACGAGAGCGCCACCGGAATGCTTCATGACATGAAGGCCACGCAAAAGGAATTGCAGGAGCAGATCATCCTGCGCATCGGCTCGCATACGGGCGTGCGCTGCGGCAACCTCCAAGCCACCTACAAGCCGACGACCCGCAAGGAATACGTCGTCAAAGCCACCACATATCGCAAATTCGATTTCAAAACCACCGAAGAAAAGGAGCAATAATCATGGGACAGATCGCACAGCAGGCGCAAGGACGGCAGATGGTCGAAATGACGCCGAAACAGAATCTGAAAATGATGATGAAGAAAAGCTGGCCGCGTATCGCCAGCGTCGTCGGCAACAACATCAGCCCCGACCGCCTCTACCAGATGTGCGTGTCCGCGATCAACAAGACGCCGAAACTCGCGGAATGCTCGCCGCAAAGCGTGCTCTCATGCTTCATGACCTGCAGTGCGCTCGGATTGGAACCGTCCAACGTGGACGGATTGGGACGAGCCTACGTGCTGCCCTTCTACAACAAAAAATCCGGCGGAATGGAAGCCACGTTCATCATGGGCTATCGCGGCATGATCGACTTGGCGCGACGTAGCGGACAGCTCGTGGACATCAGCGCCCGAGCCGTGCACCAAGGAGACGAATTCTCATACTCGTATGGCCTTAACGAGGAGCTGCACCACGTGCCATGCGCCAACCCCGGCGAACTGACCCACGTGTACATGGTCGCGCATTTCAAGGACGGTGGCCACTACTTCCTCGTGCTGAACCGTCAGGAGATCGAGCAGGCAAGGGCGCGCAGCAAGAGCGGCAATTTCGGCCCGTGGAAGACCGATTACGAGGCCATGGCGAAGAAGACCGCCATCCGTCGCGCCGCCCCGTACCTGCCTTTGACCGTGCAGGCGCAGACCGCCGTCGCAGCAGATGACATCACGCCTGACTACGGCGACGTGTTCCAACCGGTGCTCGATGACGATAGCGCCGATGAAGCCGATGACGTGACCGCCGAAGTCATGGAAGCGGATACGCCGGAGGATACCGAAGCCGACATGAAGGAGGCTGAGTGATGGCAGGGGAGACCGTTATCACGATCGTCGGTAATCTGACCGCCGATCCGGAACTGCGCACGACGTCCGCGGGCGCGCAGGTCGCGTCGTTCACGATCGCCAGCACGCCGCGTTCCTGGAACCGCAGCACGAACCAGTTCGAGGACGGTCAGGCTTTGTTCATGCGCTGTAGCGCGTGGCGTGACTTGGCTGAGCATTGCGTCCGCTCACTCGCGAAGGGTATGCGTGTGATCGCACAAGGTCGTTTGCAGCAGCGCTCCTATCAGGCGCAGGACGGATCCAACCGCACGGTCATCGAGTTGCAGGTTGACGAGATCGGACCAAGCCTGCGGTATGCGACGGCTCAGGTGCAGAAGATGCAGTCAGGCGGATACCAGGGCGGCAACGCCAACGGTGGCGGCTATCAGCAGCCGCAGCAGGCACGGCAGCAGTCGCAGGCTCCAGCCGATGATCCATGGGGCGCGCCAGCCGGAGAGCCTGACTTCTGATGCGCGAATGGATAGAGCCGCCGGACGTGGAACCCACATGTCCGAAGCATGGGTGCGCGTTGTATCCGACGCGCCCCATCCCATGCCCCGAATGCGAAATCGAAGCCGAGGAAGAGGAGGAATGATGCAGGAATTCGTCGTGGACATTCCACGGGACGAATGGTGGACGCAAAACCGTCGCGGCCACTGGCGAGTGAAATTCGCGCACACAAGCGCAGTCAAACAGCGTGCAATGGCATTCGCCAGATTCTGGCTCCAAAACGGCCACCACAGGCCACAACACTTCCCAGTGCACGTCACCGCGATCATCCACCCACTGACCCACGGACGCTTCGACCCGGAAAACGCGGCACCAATGGTCAAAGCCATCCTTGACGCGCTCACCGATACCGGCTTCTGGCCCGACGATGACTCAAAACACATCATCGGCCCCGACTACCGAGGTGGAGAACCAAGCATCCGAAAAGGCTGGTACCGAATCACAATCCGAATCGAGGACACGAAATGAGCAGTCAATACAAGGTATGTCCGCTGTTTTGGTCTGGCTGCGGCAATAGTCGTAGCTTATCCAATGCGAAGTTGCTTGAAGAGCTGTTGAACGATGGTTGGAAGATTGTGCGGGTGGATGCCATCCCGCCAGTGGAACTTCCAGTTGACACACTCAGTGCAACGAACGTCTACATCCTTGAAAAGCAAAGCGAGGACACGGAATGAGCAGGACTGAAACCACTGCCATGCTGTCCAAGCTGGTTGAGAAACGATTGAGGAATCAGACCGCTTTTTGGGCGAGCGAGGTCAACTTCGACCGGAACACGCCTGACGAGCGGCGAGTGGATTACGTGGGCTTCAAGCCATTGAACGTCAACGGCGAACCGGTGCCAGCGAGCGTGGAGAAAGGCTGCTTCGAATTCTACGAGGTGAAGTCATGCATGGCTGACTTCACGAGCGGCAACGGCCTGACCTTCTACGGCGACCAGAACTATCTGGTCTGCACGAAGGAACTGTGCGACGAGATCGTATGGCAGAAGATGGTGCCGGAGCGCGTGAACGCGATCCTGACCCCCGATTCGACCGGCTCGAAACTGATTCTCGGCCACGTGCAGTCATACAACGACATGTCATACCGGAGACGTCCGGCAAGCGAAATCCTCTGGGCAATGGTCAAAGCAAACGGAAAGAGGACAAATTGAGTATCTCAGAGGATGAAGCCGAAAAGGTGTACCCGACCGAGTACTGGAATGACGGTTCGGGCTGCAAGAAGGTTTTCGCTGCCAATACTGACGATTTGCAGGAAGCCTATATTCGAGGCCGCGAAGCGCCACCGTCTGACGTTGAGGTGGAGGCCGTGGCGAAAAAACTGCTGTGGTGGGACATGGCACCAGCCTGGGAAGACGTCATGCCCAGTGAGGACTGCTTCTGGACTCTGGCCGAGCCGGAGATGCGAGCCAATTACATCAGGGACGCTCGGGAAATGCTCGAAATCGCACGGAAGGCGGTAAGCGAATGAGCAAAACGATCAAATATGTGGAATGCGCCCACTGCGGAGAGGTTGTCGGCACATATTACGTGACCTGCCCATACTGCGGATACAAGCTGTCCGTGCGCAAGCCGACTGGCATGGACCCGCAGGATGGCATGACCGACAGCGAATTCTACAAACGATTCGGGAGCATGTGATGGCCAGACGAGGCTACGTGCAGTTGGCGAACGGCTTCTACCTTAACCGTAAGGTGCGCCGTCTGCGCCGTACCATGCCCTCTGCCATCAGCGCATTCGTCGTCATGCTTTCCTACTGCGGTGACAATCTCACTGACGGTTACGTGGACGATGATACTGCGGAATTCGTGCTTGACATCACCGTGCAGGAGCTTGACGCATTGCAGCAGGTCGGATTGATCGAGAGCGTGGATGGCGGCTATGTCATCCACGATTATCTTGAGCACAACCGGAGCCGTCAGCAGGTCATGGCCAAACGCAAGCGTGAGCGTGAGCGGTATTCTGCCGAAAGTCTGCCGGCAGAAAGTGCGCAGACTGCCGGCAGAATCGAAACAGAATCGGGACAAACACCAGAACACCAGAACACCAGAACCCAAAAGAAAGAGAAAGAAGAATATTCTTCTTCTTTCTCCAAAGAAATCGGGGTAAGCGACTTCGAACTAGTGAGGGAGAAGGCGCACGCCAACGCCGACATCATCCGAGACTATCCGAACCTCGACCTATCGGATGCATGGAACGCATTCAACTCACGGCATTACGGCGAAACACACACCGTCAACGACTGGACACGACTCTGGAAAGGCTGGTGCCAGCGCAGAGCCAACATGAGCGGCATACCACCGTCGAAACGCCACGTGCACACATGGCAGTGCGAACACGTGCTGCAGGCGCTCGGACGCGACAAGGAAACCGCCACGCCAGACCAAAGAGCCTGCCAGATGGCGAAACAACTCAACAAGGAGGAAAACGCGAAATGAACAGCAGAACCACCACCCATCCCACGCACGAAGAACTAGCCAAAGCATGGCGTGAAGGCTACGCCGCCGGATGGAAAGACCAGGAATGCGACTTCCCGCCACACACAAGCGAAAACCCATACAAGGAGTACCAAAAAATGAGTGACAACGTCAATCATCCAAAGCATTACGAGAGCGGCCCGTTCGAGTGCATCGAACTGACCCGCCTGTTGAGTTTCGACTGGGGCAACGTGGTCAAATACTGCTACCGCTGGCAGTCGAAGAACGGCGTGGAAGACCTCAAGAAGGCGCTCTGGTATGCGAACGACGCGGTAATTCACGGCACACCGCTCTATGCCGACACCAATCTGTCCGGCCTGTGCAATGCATTGTTCTCCGCTCTCGTGAACGTCGATTGGGCAGGATTCAGATGCGTTTGGTGGGCATTCGCGAACAACTGTCCGAAACGAGACATTCTAACGGCCCTCAAGAACAAGATCAACGAAATCGAAAAGGACGGTGAATGATAAACCGTATGGACATGTTGGACACAAGCATCTGGGACGGCTACATCGTCCGGCCGAAAGGTGATATGAGGCGGTACACATGCCGAGTGTACGAAACGCTCCAAGAGGCATCGGCTGCGGCACAGGAGCACGCCGACTCCCACCACAGGCCATACGAGGTGCGCGTAACCTGCGATACTTCGCAACGAATCATTAAGACCATCGAACCAAGGAAAAGCAAATGAAGAAAATCCTCGAAAACATGATCATTAAATGGCATCAGGCCGGTTACACGCTCGACGAGATCGCGCCGTTCGTGCCGCAAGTGCCGAAAGCCGAAATCGCGGCCATCATCCACCAGCACGACGAAAGGAGCCGGAATTGACCTGCCTGCACTGCGGCAAACCCGCCAGCGGCACGCTCTGCGCCAAATGCACCGCCGACTACTGGGACATGATCCGCCAGCTCGGCCATGTCCAACTCCCGACCCTGCGAAGCATCATGCTCCGACAGGCGCACATCGGCCCCACAGGCCACACGCCAAACAGGGGCAACGCGCCACTGCCCATCGACACCAGCGCACAAGACCTCATCACGGAATCCGAGGCATGGCTCGCCGAACAGGCAGGAAAAATACGCGCCGCATACGCCGCATACAACTGGCGTAAAGCATGGTATGCCATCATCAGCAACAAACACACCATATTGACGATGAGCACCGCAGCCGACGACTACGCCAGCCTGCAACGCATCATCCGACGAAACGAGCAAGCCCTGACACCGGAAGAAGCCATGGTCATCATCGGCAGCTGCCCAAAATGCGGCCACCAAGCCACCAGCACGCCACAAGCCGAAACATGGACATGCCCAGACTGCAAATGGCAAGGCGGAGTCCAAGCCATCAAAGCCGAACGCGACAACAAACTCTGGCAACTCGAATACACCGGAAAACCAATCGAAGTCGCACGCTACCTCACCAAAATGGACATCCACTGCACCAGCAGCCAGATCCGCCAATGGCTTACCAGAGGCAAACTGCACGCCACGCCGACAAAACGCAAAGGAGAGTATGTGTTCAACCTCGGAGAAATAACCGCCATGCTTGACTGTCACAATTAAAATGCTATACTGTCGTATGTTCGTAGAATGGTTCAGCCAGAAAATGGTTTGGACCATTTTTCATATTCGCTTCGATAGCTCAACGGTCAGAGCAGGCGGAACAGCACGATACCAACGGTCGGACCCCAACCAACCATGGCACCATACCGCACACAACCATGATGACAACAACGCATTCCACCCACGCCGGTCCGACTCCGGCACGAAGCACCACAAGGCGGTGACCACATGCCAAGAGTCCGCAAGACCACACGCCAATTCGAAAAAGACAAGGCCGCATTCTTCGCGGAGTGCAAAGCACGGCATGCGGTCTGCTGGCTCTGCGGAATGCCCATCGACTACGAGGCGACGAAGAACACTACCGATGACAGCTTCAACCTCGACCACATGTTCCCCGTCAGCAAGCACCCCGAACTCCAATTCGACCCAGCAGGCTTCAAACCAAGCCACACCAGCTGCAACCGACTCAGAAGCAACCAAGACCCACCAACACCCATCGGCACACTAAGCCGACAATGGATAACAACAGCATGAGCAAGGAGGCAATGATGCCACAGCAGCCAGTCACACTAGAGCTCACCGCTACAATCAGCGACAAGACATTCCCAATCAGCTCATTCACCGTCAACATCCCAATCAACGTCACCCACAACGAGGTCAACACCTTCACGGTCGGAGACTGCTACACCACACTCATCACTCCAAAACCACCAAGCACAGACGAACTCATCACACGATTCACAAACGCAATCAAAGCATTCAAAACAGCATTCGAAACCAACCCCGACGAGGTAGGGGCGGTGAAATCCTGAAAACCACCCCGAGCCGACCCACTGCCCGCGTGGTTGCTCTTCCTCTCCCCGATAAGTTTTTTTGTTGATGGGTCGCGCGCGAAGGAGGCTTTATGACAGTCAAGAAGGGTGTTTCCGAGCGTCGTTTTCCACATGAGTCCGTGGCTGATGCGTTGGAGAGATCGTTGCGTAATGCGAAGTCGTTGCGTGCTGAGAATGCGGCTGTCGTGGCCGCTGCGCGTATTCTCGCTGCTCGGATTGATTCGGTTTGCGAGACGGGTTTCATTGACGAGAACGGGAAATTGGACAATGTGTCGGTTCCGACGTTTTTGAAATACTGCCAGTCGCTTGGTTTGACGCTGGTGGAGCCCGCCAAGGTTGGGCGTCCCGCGAAGGCGAAGCCTGAGCCGAAGGCCGAGGAGTCGAAGAGCGGCAAGGTTATCGCGATGGACGAGTTTATGAAGCGTTTCGGCTAGAAGGTGGTGTCTGATGGCGGCTGAGAATCTTACGGTTTTCGGTGCCGTTGATGATGAGAGGCATGGTGTGACATTGCCGCGTATCTTCACGCCGCCGCTCAGGCCGTTGACGAGGGAGACGAGCAATGGTTTCGCGGTGATCGCGTTCGCGGAAATCATGTTGCACGTACATTTGTATCCGTGGCAACAATGGCTGCTCGTCCATGCGCTCGAACTGCTTGAGGACGGTAGTTACCGTTTCCGCAAGGTCATCGTGCTTGTTGCCCGTCAGAATGGGAAGACCACGCTGATGGGCGTTTTGGCCGCGTGGTGGCTTTTCGTCGATTCCAACAAGCATCCCGACCGAGTGCCGCCGGTGAAGTTCCTTGTGGTCGGCGCGGCCCAGACGCTTGATAATGCCAAGGGTCCGTACAATCAGGTCAAGGAGTGGTGCAATCCTCAGCCTTCGACCGATGAGGAAGCGGATCTGGTGATTCCGGATCTCGCCGCGATGACGCAGAAGTTCGTCAACACGAACGGCGAGGAGGCGATCATCACCCGCTCGAAGGCCAGATATATTGTCCGTGCGGATAAGAACATTCGCGCGAAGAGCGCTGCCCGTGTCGTGTTCGATGAGTTGCGTGAGCAGCATACTGATGATGGCTGGAACGCTGTCAGCCAGACCACGAAGGCGGTTTGGTCTAGTCAATTGTGGGGCATTTCGAATGCTGGCGACTATCGGTCTGTGGCGCTTCGCAAGCAGGTGGACAAGGGCCGCAAGCTTGTTGACGAGTGGACTCGTCTGAGCGCCGACGGTGGCAATCCGGCCGACGTGTTCATGTCCGGCGAGCAGGATGGATCGTTCGGATATTTCGAATGGTCTGCGCCTGACAAGTGTCCGGTGGATGATGTCGACGCTATTCGCCAGGCGAATCCGTCGCTCGGCTATGGGCCGATGACCGTCATGAGCGTTAGATCCGATATTGACGGCATGACCGAGGCCGCTTTCCGCACCGAGGTTCTGTGCCAGTGGGTCACGGCGGACATTATTCCTTTCATCAGTCCGAAACTGTGGGCCAGCGGCATCGACTCGCGTTCCGCAATTCCGGACGATAGTCGTGTCGTCCTGTCCGTGGACACGAGCGCGGACCGTAAGACCACATACATCGCCGCTGCCGGAATTCGCGCGGACGGGTTGCCGCACGTGGAGCTGATCGCACGCCGTGACGGCATGCTGTGGGTTCCGCATTATCTCGACCTGCTTCGTGAGAGCTGGCCGTCGATTTGTGAGATTGCCGTGCAGTCGAAGGGCTGTCCGGCAGTGGACTTCATCGACCCGCTGACCGAAAAAGGGTGGAACGTTCATCTCATCGAAGGCTTCCGGTTGGGCGCGTGCTGTGGCCGTTTCCTCGACCGTGTGCGTGAGGGCAAGCTGCGGCATTTGCCGCAGCCCGCCATCGAACAGCAGGTTTCCGTGGCCGTGTCCCGGCGTCTTGGCGAGGTCGAGGTGTGGGACCGCACCAAGTCCGCATTGCAGATTTCCGGTTTGGTGGCCGAATCGCAGGCATTGTATGCGCTGGAGACCATGCAAGTCGAAGCGCTTAAACCGAAATACGAGCCCTCGCAAGGCGTGAGGGTCAGATTCTAGATTCTTCACAAAGAGGGGAGTATTGATGGGATTCCTTGACCGGCTCCTCCACAATAACGCCGCAGCTATCGGCATGAAGATGGCCGAGGCAGACGCACATCCGACGCCAGCGACCAGCATTCCACTCGCGAACGGCGACAGTTGGCCGTCAGACATGGATTTCTACGGGTACGCGTCCGGCGCATATTGCCGCGAGTATGCGGTGCGCGTCGTGGTGGACTTCATCACCCGCAATATAGCCTCGCTGCCATTCAAGGTATATCGAAAGAACGCCGATGGTGACGCCGAGGAGGTCACCAGTGGCGCATTGGCCGACCTGATGAAGCGGCCTTCTCCTCTTCCTGGAATGACCCGCTACCGTTTCATCAGCACGCTGCTTCGCGACATGCTGCTCGATGACCGGTGGCTCATGCTCCTTGGCGTCAACGGAGGACATTTCACTCTTCGTCGCATACCGTCAGACTGCTATCAGCTTTCCGGCAACGCTTTCGGCGAGATCACCGGCGTGAACCTGCTGACGATGGACAGCCAGCAGGCCATGCATTTCGATCTGCCCGACCCGCGCGTGCATTTGGACGTCGGCTTCATCTCCGGCCTCCAGTTCGGTGACAGCGTGACCAACGTGCTCCGGCCATTATTGGCCGAGGCGAAGGCGATGGCTTCCTACCGGCGCAATATCGCCAAGAACGGCATGCAGGCCGGTGGTTACGTGTATCGGCCGAAGGAGATGCCGTGGCTGTCGCAGGAGGATTACGACGATTTCACCAATGGATTGCGTAATTTCATCCAGAATGGCGGGCGTGAGGGTGGCTGGCCTGTCCTGAAGGACGGCATGGAGATGCGCCCACTGGATAACGTCTTCAAACCGGTGGATGTGAATGATCTTGAGGCGCGTGACCGTATCAACATCGCGGTGTGCAATGCTTTCCAGATTTCCCCGGAAAACGTCGGCTTCCGAACCGGCACGAATTCCAATATCAGCGCCTACAAGGAACAGTTGTGGAATGTGGAGTTGATGCCGTACATCGTGGCGCTTGAGGAAGCCTTGAACCTGAGCATTCCAGACGCGGTGGGGGAGCCTGACTGTTACATCAAGGCGAACGTGGACGCGAAACTCCGTGGCACCACTTCCGAGCAGTATCAGGCGCTGTCCACTGCGACCGGACGGCCTTTCATGACCACGAATCAGGCACGTCAGATTCTTGACATGCCTCGCGTTCCTGGCGGCGACCAGCTCATCACCCCGTTGAACGTGAGCGAGGGTGGCCAGCCCAGCCCGCAGGACGGCGGTCGGACGCAGAACGCGCAGGAGAACAATCCGGTCAACGGCGAGGACGCTAAGGCCATGCTCGCCGAATTCAAACGGCTTTACCGGTATGACGCGCAATTTCACGCCGAGTGGGACGCGCTCACCAAGGAGGAAACATCATGAGGCTTGATTTCAAGGGCTTCGAACTGAAATCCCTTGATGACAGTCAAGGCGAGGGCGTTTTCAGCGGCTACGCCTCGACATGGGACAAGGACCTGTACGATGACGTGATCGTCAAGGGCGCTTTCGCCGAAACATTGGATAACGACTACGGCGGCACCGGCGCGGGCATCCCGATCCACTGGCAGCACAAGGACGATAAGCCCACCGACATCATCGGCGAGACGCTGAGCGCGGTGGAGGACGAGCATGGCCTGCTGGTCACGGCCCGTCTTGACCTTGACCTGCCGGAAGGAAAGCGCGCATACGACCTGCTGAAACGCGGGCTCATCCACCAGATGAGCATCGGCTTCATCGCCGAGAAGACCGCGTTCGTCCAGGACGGCAAGAGCGCGTGGGACGGATACCGTGAGATTCGTCAGTTGAAGCTGTTTGAGATTTCCCTTGTGCAGGTGGCTGCGAATCAGGGCGCGGAGGTGCTTGAGGTGAAGAGCGGACGCGCGATCAGCGCGTCCAATGAGGGCAAGTTACGTGCGGCGCTCGACAGCCTGCATGAGGTGCTCGACGGCATCGATTCCGCCGACAAGAAGCCGGACGACGATACGGATGATTCAGATTCCACGGACAAGCCCGACGATTCCACCGATGACACGGATGATTCAAGGAAGAAAAACCAGAAGAGCTTTGACCCGCAGTGGGCTGAGGAATACAAGACCATCAGCGACTTCTTCTCGCTGGAACATTAACCGAAAGGAGTGCCATGAACCTCATGGATAATCTCGCCGCCGAGAAGAAGGCGGCACAGTCCATCCTCGCCAAGGGAATGGATAACATCACCGAAAAGGAGCAGGAGGAGCTGAAGCAGCATTACGCCGAGGCGAAGAAGCTGCAGGAGCGCATCGACCTGTTCAAGGAGGCCAGCGAAGGACTCGACAAGCTCGCCGGCACGTCCAAGACCGAACACAAGGGCGTCGAGGCGCAGACCCTCGGCGACTTCTACGTCAAGTCCCTGCAGGAAAAGGGCTTGAGCGTGCTCGCCACCAAGGGAGGACTGTTCTCCACTCCGGAATTCAAGGCGTCTTCCAGCACTCATGCCACAGGCGGAGCGTCCGGAGCCTACGCGCCGTTCCTCACCGAAACCGACCAGAACGGCGTATGGCCGTACGAGCGTCCGCTCGTCATCGCCGACCTTTTCGCGTCCGGCACCATGAGTGGCACCACCATCAAATACCCGGTCTACGGTTCCCTCGAAGGCAGCGCGGCCACCGTCGCCGAGGGTGGCCAGAAGCCGCAGATCCACCTTCCGGACCCGACTTGGGTGTCCGACAGCCTGCATGAGGTCGCCGCATGGTGGAAGATCACCGACGACATGGCCGAAGACCTGCCTTTCGTCGTATCCGAGATCAACCAGCACGCCCAATACAATCTGAAGCTGCAGGAGGAGATCCAGCTTCTGTCCGGCGATGGCACCGACCCGAATCTCAATGGCATTCTGAACCGGGGAATCCAGTCCAAGGGTCAGGCCGCGGACTCCGATCCGGACCGTATCTTCGCGGCCACCACGGATATCGCCACTGCGACCGGCTTCTCCGCTGATGCGGTGGTCATCAACCCGGCGGACTATCAGGCCATCCGCCTGTCCAAGGATGCGAACGGCCAGTATTTCGGCGGTGGTTTCTTCGCCGGACAGTACGGCAATGGCGGCATCATGCAGAACCCGCCGCTGTGGGGACTGCGCACCGTGGTCACCGAGGCAATGACCAAGGGCACGGTGCTCGTCGGCGCGTTCAAGGCCGGCGGCACCATCTACCGTAAGGGCGGTCTGACCGTCGAATCCACCAACAGCCATGAGAACGACTTCACGAACGACAAGATCACGTTCCGAGTTAAGGAGCGTCTCACCCTGCAGGTGAAGTATCCGAAGGCTTTCGTCAAGGTGACGCTCGGCAAGGCCGCAGCCAAGTCCGCAGCCAAGGCCGAGTGAGTCTGGGGGTCGGCATGATTGACGTGAATGTGGTTCCCGACATGATTGCCGACCCTTCGGCGTTCGAGGATGACGCCGCCTTCCGGCTCAGGGCCGCGCAGTCGGCCATCCGCCGCGAATGCGGTTGGCATGTCATGCCGAACACGGCCTTGACGGGAGTGCTGAACACTCGCGGCGGCACGGTGATTCGACTGCCCGCACGTCATGTGACGAGCATCGAATCATTGACCGACCGCGACGGCAACAAGCTGGCCTACGCCTACGACCCCGAGACCGGGCTTGTGGAGTCGCTCTCCGGTGGCTTCCCGGTCGGCGTCGCGGCCGTCCATTATTCGATCCATGCCGGCTATGATGACGCGCCGGACGTGCAGCAGGTGCTCATCAGTGCCGCGAAGCGAGCGGGCATGAGTCCGATTGGACTGGTCAAATCCCAGTCCACGAACGGTTCCAGCGCGTCGTATGACGTGGTGTCACTCATGCAGGAGGAGAAGGACAAGCTCAAACCCTACCGGCTTGGAGGATTGCCATGAGCCTGCTTGACGACATGAACGCCGGTGGCGGATGGCGTATGCCGGGCGCCACCAAGTGGCGGCGACTTCGTGCGAGGAAAGTCGATGACCCGTATTCCGGCGAGCAGACCGGCGAGGACTGGTCCAATCCGGAAACTTTGGATTTCGCTGGCGCTCTCGCCAGCTCCAGCAGCACGCGCACGCCCGACGGCCTGCGCGAGCAGACCACGAGCATGGCTTACCTCACGTCTCCAGATCCGACTCTCGACATCATGCCGGGTGACAGGATTCAGGCGTTGCCGGATGACGGGCGACGTTGGGAGGTCAGCGGCTATCCGAGCCGTGACGCGAATGCTTTCACGTCGTGGCAGCCGACGGTCGAGATTCCACTAAGCGAGTACAGGGGGTGATGTCATGGGTGTGGCGGTCAAATTTAACGACCGATATTTTGACGAGCTGCTGAATTCGGCTGGCGTCAAGGCCATGACCCGTCGTGCCGCCGAGAAGACGCTCGAATATGCGAAATCGCATGCTCCGGTGGACACGGGCGCGTATCGTGACGGCCTCCGAATCGAGGAGGTGCAGCATGCGCATCGAACCACATGCATGGTGGTCGGCACCGACCCGAAAACCCTGCTCGTGGAATCGCAGACGGGCAATCTCCGCAAGGCGTTGAAGGCAGGCAAATCATGACCATGGTCTTGCCGCCAGACATTGAATTGTGGATCTGCTCTTTTCTACGTGCCAGGCTTAAGCCGTCTTTCCCGACGATCATCATTTCGAATCGTGAGCCGGACGATTACGACGGTGCACGGCCGCTCGTCGTGGTGCGTGACGATGGCGGATCGCAGTCGAATCGCGTGCTCTTCGACCGGAGCGTCGGCGTGACCGTGCGTTACGGGTCTCGTGCCGCTCCGAAACCATGCCGTGACTTGGCGGCACGGATCTACGGCCTGCTTACCGACCCTGAGATTTGCTCGCTTGACGGTTCTCCGATCGCGGGCATTGATGAGGATGAGTGCAATGGTCCGTTTGCCGTGGCCGAGGATGCGAATATCGCACGCTATTACATGGCTCTCGGATTCTCCACCATCGGAGAATTCCAATAATTTAAGTTTTTCTGAATTTTTAAGGCGTTGAAACGTTATGTTTCAGCGCCTTTTTTGTTTGAAAGGACAAAACATGGCAGCTGATAAAGACGGCAACGACCTTGGCGCTGTCAAGGTGGTGCTTTCCAGCAAGATTCTGCTGGCGCATTATGATGCCTCCAAGTCGCTCACTGCGGCGATGATCGCGAAGACCGTGGCCGACCCGATGAGCAAGCTGACCGGGATTTTCACGGTCGGTCAGAATGTCGGCCTCATCACTTCCGATGGGGCTCCCGAGGATGGACGCGACGGCGATGACGCCACCGAATTCCACCAGCCGGGATACAAGCTGCAGGCGGCAGACCCGAAGCTCACACTGGGTTTCACCGTCGCCGAGGACAATGATTTGACTCGTGAGATCATGAAGGGCAAGCCGGATTCGAATGGCGTGTATCACGTCAAAGACATTGTCCAGGACGCTAAGTGGTTCGCCTATCAGGAAACCGTGTATAAGAGTGGCGTGCATCGTCGTCGTCTTGGTGTCGTGCAGGTCACGAACGCCGAACCTGATCAGGATAATCGTGGCGAGGTGTCCGGTGTCAAGTTGACCGGTGAATGGATTGTGGACGTGGCCGTGGATTCCGGCAATTCCAAGTATCTAGAGTCCTATTACACTCCGACAGCCTGATTTCGATTCTTCCCAGCACGTGTTTCTTTCCCTTTCTTCGCATGTGCTGGGAATCTTCCTCTTCATCCAGCGAAGCAAAGGAAATTTTTTTAGCCGTTTGAAAGAAGGAAGAAATGAGCAAGAATATGACGCCGACGGTCGAGGAATTCGAAGCATGGACCGCCGAAGACGAAGCGAAGGCTTTGCAGGAGTCGGCAGAAGCCATGAACGTGAAGCACATTATCAAGGGCGACGGCGTATGGTTCCTGGCACCCAAGGGCCATGTGTACAAGCTGCCGCTGGCCCTGTCGATTGATGATTTCGTCCGCCTGTCCGAGTTGCAGTCCAACAGTGAGCAGATTCAGATGCTCAAGGGCATTCTCGAAGCCTTCGCCGGCGAGGATGCGGCAAAGGAGCTGTCGAAGGAGCCGGCAATGGTCCCCTTCAACATTCTGAACGCTTACGGCGAGATATTGGCGAAGATCCAGGGTGTGGAATTGGGAAAATCGTCGACTTCTGCCAGCTCCTCCGAGGAGAAGACGGAAGCCGAATAAGAGCTGATTTCGCGGCGCGTGGATGGAGCCTGCAGGCCGATCTGGGCGGCAGGCTCCGCTATGCGGACGCGATAGCTCTCTTCGAAAGCATTTCGTCCGATCCGAGCAGTTACACCGGCATGGCTGCCGTGCATATGGTGCTGCCGATGGATGCGACGGCGATCATCACCGCGATTCAGGCTGGTGGCACGTCGATTCTTGGTGACCTCGCGCCTGAAAAAGCTGGGGAAAAGCACGTCGAAGTGACCGATGAGGAGCGTCGTGAGGCCGAGGCGTCGATGAGTGGTCTTTTCGGCGTCAAAAAGATAAGTGAATAGAGGAGGCTGTCATGGCTGGCGGCAGTGAGCTTGGCTCCGCGCATGTGAGCATTTTCCCTCAAATGCGGGGCTTCCGCCAGAACGTGGCGAAAGAAACCAGAAAAGCCGTCTCCGGCATGAAAAACGCCTTTTCGAAGGGTTTTGATGCGGGCAAGCAGGGCAAGACGCTTGGCGGCGCGTTTAAAAAAGGCTTCGGCGACGGCAGCAAAGAGCTGAATTCCGAAGCCCTGCAGTCCTTTAAGAAGGATGTGGCGCAGGCGAGCCAGAAGAACACGGACGCGCTGCTGAAATTCAAGGCCGCGTCCGTGCAGGTGCAGGCCGCGCAGGAGAAGCTGAACGCGGCCACGCAGAAATACGGAGCGGATTCCACTCAGGCGCAGTCCGCGGCGATCAGACTGCAGCAGGCCGAACTGAAGCAGCGGACAGCCGCCGAAAACCTGAAAGCTTCGACCGAGAATCTGAAGGGCGCCAAGGAGCGTCTGAAGAATCTTGAATCCGAATTGGCGGCGCAGTCTTCGAAGTCCGCGACTGGTTTCCGTGCCGCCGCGAACGCGTTCAAGACCGGGTTTTCGACCATCGGTTCCGGTGTTTCCGGACTCGTGCAGAGGATTCCACTGGTTGGATCGGCAGTAAAGTCGATTGGCGGCGCGTTCTCCGGCGCGACGACAGTCGTACGAGGCGCTTTCACCGGTGCGACGACGGTCATACGAGGCACTTTCGGCGGCATCAAGTCGGTCGCGTCCGAAACCGTTGGCTCCGTCAAAGGCGCTTTCGGACGCATGTGGGATGGTTTGCCGTCAGGAGTGAAGTCCACCGTCTCCGCTTTTGGCAGTGGGTTCGCCGCTATCGGCAAAACGGCCGGGAATCTCGCATCGAACGTCGGTGCCAAATTCGGGGAAATCTCATCGAAAGCCGTCGAACATGTCAGAAACATGGCGACGGGAGTGGTCGCCGCCGTCGGCGTCGGCATCGCCGCGGTCAGTGCTAAGCTTGTCGATTTCGGCAGGCAGGCTTTCCAAAGCTACAGTGATTACGAGCAGTTGAGCGGTGGTGTCGCGAAGCTTTACGGCAACATGGGCATGTCTTTGGACGAGTATGCCAAGCAGGCCGGGAAGAGCGCGGAATCGGTGCGTGCCGACTGGGAACGCAACGAGGCCGCACAGAAGGCCGTGATGTCGAACGCGCAGGATGCGTGGAAGACCTGCGGCATGAGCGCGAACGCGTACATGGAGCAGGCGACGAGCTTTTCGGCGGCGCTGATCAACGCTCTTGGCGGCGACACCAAGAAGGCCGCCGACATGACCGACGTTGCGATGCGCGCCATGAGCGACAACATCAACACTTTCGGCAGCAGCGCGACGGACGTGCAGAACGCGTTCAACGGTTTTGCGAAACAGAATTACACGATGCTCGACAATCTCAAACTCGGGTACGGCGGCACCAAGGAAGAGATGGAACGTCTCATCAAGGACGCCAACGAGTGGGGGGCTGCGAACGGTGAGGCCTCCAATCTGAGCATCGATTCGTTCGCCGATGTGATTCAGGCAATCCAGCAGATCCAAGAGAAGCAGCATATCGCTGGCACTACTGAGCGCGAGGCCGCGTCGACGATCGAGGGGTCGGTCAGCGCCATGAAGGCCGCTTGGACGAATTGGCTTGCCGAGCTGGGCAAAAGCGATGCGGACATGGATGCGGTCACGCAGAATCTCGTGACCTCGGTGATGGCCGCGGCGAAGAATGTGATTCCTCGTGTTGGCGTCATCATCAAGAGTTTCGTTCATGCGATTCCCGGAATGTTCGATGCTCTCGTGTCGACTTTGCCGGCTCCCTTCCAAAATGCCGTGAACGCCATTCGTGGCGTTTTTTCGGATTTTGGCGGGGTCATCGCTCCCGTCGCAGCCGCTTTGGCCGCGTTGGGTGCAGGCGGTTTCGGTGGATTGCTGGCTAACATCCCGCTTGTCGGCGGCATGCTCAAGCCTTTGACCGGCTTGCTTGGAGGTTTGGCCTCGCCGATAGGCATCATCATCGCGATGATCGGAGCGCTCATCGCCACAAGCCCGCAACTGAGGTCGCAATTCGGCACGATGCTGCAGCAGATCCTCACAAGCCTGCAGCAGGCATTCCAGCAATTGCAGCCGGCGTTGAGCGAGCTTGGCAGCGCCATCTCCACGCTGATCCAGACGGTGATGCCGATCATCACGTCTGCGCTCGGCGCGATCATCACGGCGATCGCGCCGGTCGTGTCGTGCATCGTCTCAAGTCTCGTGCCTGTGATCCAGACGATCCTGCAGGTCGTGACCTCCGTGGTCCAGGCGATCATTCCTTTGGTCCAGGCGGTCGCGCCCGTGGTCGAACAGGTCGCGCAGGCGATCGGCCAGATTCTGCAGGCTTTGATGCCGGTCATCCAGATGGTCGCGTCGATTGTCGGCGTGGTGGTCAATGCGATCTGCGGATTCATCCAGGCCACTTTGATGCCGACCGTGCAGGCCATGCTGCCGTTCATCCAGGGCGTCATCAATGGGATCACGATGGTGGTCAATGGCATCGTCAATGTGATCCAGGGCGTCATCAACATGGTGACTGGCATCATCAACGGCAATTGGTCGCAGGCGTGGCATGGCTTCCAACAGATCGTGTCCGGAGCGTGGCAGGCCGTCTGGGGCATCCTGTGCGGCATCGGCAATCTCATCAGGGGCGCTTTCGCCGGTGCCGGCACATGGCTTTGGAATGCTGGCAAATCCATCCTCAATGGTCTGCTCAGCGGCCTGAAGGCCGCTTGGCATGGCGTGACGAGTTTTATCGGCGGCATCGGCGATTGGATCGTCAGGCATAAGGGGCCGATCAGCTACGACAGGGTGATGCTTAAGCCTGCCGGCTTGGCGATCATGCGTGGATTCGATAAGAGCCTCAAGGACGGCTGGCGTGGCGTGCAGAAAACCATCGACGGAATGAATGCGAAACTGTCCGGCGGTTTCGACGTGGCTTTCGCCACTGCGGGAATGTCGATGCCGGATGCCGTCGGATCGTTCGGCGACGATGTCGCCAAGGATGTCAGCGACGGCATCAGATCCGGCTTGGATGGCGTGCGTGCTGTCGTGAAGGATATGACCGTGCATGTGGATGGGCAGGTCGACGGGTCGAAGGCCGGTAGGACGAATGTCACGAACGGGACGCCGGCCGGTGGTTCCAGTGGCAACACCTTCGTCACGCAGACGTTCAACTATCCGGCCATCGCGCCGACGAGCATCAGCACGCAGCAAAGATTGCAGACGGCGGCGATGCCGCAATGGTGACACACACGCGAAAAGGGTGGTGCAATGATTCTCACGGATTATCTCATCAATGGTCAGCAGCTGACCGGTGAGCATTCGAGTCTGATCGTCGGCACCACCCATTTCACGAGCATCAGCCCTCGTATCGATTCGGTCAGCGTGAATGGCAGGAGTGGTGTGATGCTTCCGCCCGGTCCAGTGGCTTTCGATGCGCCGGAAATCACGCTCAAATTCATCACCGATGGGCTAAACGCGGACGCGCTCATGCACCGGTTCTATCGTCTTTGCCGTCTCGCATCGTCTCTGACCCGCGTGGAGCGTGACGTGTCCACCGGTCGGACGCGCCGCATGACCGCTAGCGCTGTGTGCACGTCATGTCAGCCGGACGGTGACGAGATACCGTGGAGCGATCATCGTGCCTCCACGGCTGTCTTTCAACTGCCTGACGTGTTTTGGCAGGGTGATTGGCAGACTGCCACGCTTCCCGCTGCGGGCGGCGTCTTCCTTCACGGCAACGAGGAGACCGGCAGTGAGGGGTGGTATTCCAATGCTCCGCTGCTTAATCTCATGCTTCGTTTTTCGAACGTGTCGTCCGTGGCCGTGTCCGACCCGGTGACCGGCACGGATATCAAGTGGAGCGGGCCGAATGCGTCGAATCTTTACCTTGATGCCGGCAATCGTCGCGCATGGACCGCAGACGGCAATAACGCTTGGGCTGGCGGCACTGATGTGACGTCCGGCGTCGACTGGACGAGCGAACCGTTGCAGGTGTGGCCTGCCGCCGATTCCGGCAGCTACACGCTTCGCATCAAACAGTCGGGCACGTCGGCGGTGGCGTGCCGTTACAAACCTTCCTGGGAGTGATCATGGCTAAATCTTTGCATGCTCGTCTCGTGGCCTACCGGCCTTTCGGCGCAAGAATCGGCGTCCTTGCGGAGCCGGTGAGCTTCAGCGCGTCCATGCTGCACAATGATGACGGCGCCATCAGCATCGAATATTCGATGCTTTCCGGCGACGCCCAGGCATTCGATCGAGAGCTGACGGACGGGCTGGAAGTCGCCGTGGAGGTGTCTGACGGCACTGGCTATCGCGAGCCGGACAACGCGCGGTTCGTCATCACCGGACGATCCGGCAAGACCGATGACCGGACTCGCACCGTCACCTACAGCGGACAGTCGATCAGCTGGCTCCTGTCCAAGGCTGAAAACAATGATTCCAGCCATCTGCTAACGGACGGCGACAACAAGGGCAAGAGGCCCTTCTATTCGTCAAATCCGGGCGTGATCCTCAAAACGCTGCTCGACGAGAACAAGCAGCGTGGCGGCGTGGCCACCGGACTGTCGCTCGGCTTCGACACCGCGAAGGACGCTGGCGGCGCGGCGTGGGCGAGGAAATACACGCTTTATTACAGTCTCGGCACGGATCTGCAGACGATCCTGTCGTCTCTTGTCAATGGTGGCGGCTGCGATTGGCGCACCACCGGTAGGACGCTCAAGATGTGGAATGCGGACAGCACCGCATTGAGCCGTGACCTGAGCAAGAGCATTGTGCTGCAATTGGCGCGTGACATCAGCGAGGCACCCTTCGAGGAGTCCATCGCCGATCTGGCCAGCACCATCCTTGTCGAGGGCGACAATAATCTGCTTTTCCGCATGGATAATCCGGCTGCTCCGACCCCGTGGGGCAAGTGGGAATCCTACAGCTCGCAGGGCGGCGTGTCCGACAAGGACACCGCTCAAGCCTTTATGCAGTCCACTTTGGCTGATGCGGCGAGGGTGAGAGGCCAGTACACGCGCGACCTCATCGTTTCCGACGTGGATAATCTGCCGCTCGTCGACTTCCACGCCGGCGACTGGATTACCGCCCCCACCGTCTCCCATGGGGAGAAGGTGCGCGTGCAGGAAATCGACCTGAGCATGCGCCAGAACGAGGGCTTATCCTGCTCAATCGCTCTGAATGATATTAAGTATGACGCTTCGGTGCGTCAGGCGAAGAAGATCAAGGGCATCACCGGTGGTGCCGCATTGGCTGGCAGCGAGGGCGGCACGACCGCCTCGTCGGACCGTGACCATCGCGTGCCGAAAGCCCCTCTTGGTCTGATTGTGCAGACGGACGCATACATCGGGTCGGACGGGTATGCCCACGGCTTGGCCACGGCCATGTGGTCCGCCGTGACCGAAGCCACGAACAATACCGCCATTGAGATTAGCAATTATGCCGTCGAGTGGCGCAAGCACGTGGATGGCGCGCCCTGGCATTCCGCTGGCACGACGGATAAGACGCAGCTCGGCTTCGGCGGCTTGGATTGTGGCACGCAGATCGAGGCGCGCGTCAGGGCCGTGCCGACATACAGCGACCAGCTGGGCGAATGGTCGAGCGTTTTCGTGGCCACCGTCGAATCGGACACGACGCCATGCTCCGTACCGTCGAAGCCGGTGCTTTCCTCCGAGCTTGGCGTGGTCACCATCCACTGGGACGGCAGAACTGCCGCAGGCGCGTCGATGGAACCGGATTTCGACCATATCGAGGTCGGGGAGGATGCGGCAACTGCCGGCATGCAGGTCATCAGCGCCACGCAGGCTGGCAAAGGCGATTACGTCGTCACGGGTCTGAACGTCGGCGGCACTCACAGATACGCGTTGCGCAGCGTGGACCATGCCGGCAACAAGTCCGGTTGGTCGTCCATCGCTTCGGTGACGGTGGCGAGTGCGGTCCCGCAGGAGACCTTGGATTCCATCAATCAGGACATCGCCAAGGCCGAGGCCGAAGCGAAGGCCGCGAAGACCACCGCAGACGGCAAGAACAGGATCTTCGCTCAAATGTATGAGCCGACCCATAGCGGGCTGAGAGCCGGCGACTTGTGGTATGAGCTTGATCGCGATGGCCATATCGGTTCAGTTCACGTTTGGAATGGGTGGAGTTTCGCCGCTTACACGCTTGTGGCGGACAGTCTGCTCGTTCCGGGCAGTGTGGACGGCGGCGTGCTCATCAAGGATGGCAGCATTGAGGCGAAGAACGTGCACATTGGCAACGGTGAAATTCTGACCGAGCTGCTTAAGGCGCGGAAGATCGTGACCGATGACGTTGAGGCGGGCCAGTTTCGAGGCTACGTTTTTACTGGATCCGTGTTTCAAAGCTCAGAGATGGAGGACACTGGGCTTAAATTGGATTCGGCGTCTTTGCGGATGTGGGATTCCAACCACAACCAGACCGTCTATCTGGACGGCGAGGGCAAGTCGAATGTGTTGACTGGCACGTTCCAGACCCGCACGAGCGGGCATCGCGTGCGCATCAGCCCGGACTACAAGTCGCACATAATCGGAGGTTCGGAGACTTTTACCGGCGACGGATTGGAATTCCCCGCCTACAACGACTCCAACGCCTACTACAGTCATCCGACGGTCGCGTCCGCCATCCAGGCGAATCTGGTCGGCTCGATGAGCGAGCTGGACTTGTGGAGCGGACACGTCACGAAGAACGATCCGGCCGCTTTCATGCGGTTGAAATCCAAGCCACGCGAGCGTGGCGGCACCGGCAGCGGCGGTGTCACGTCCGAGGTATACGTCGTAGCGAACACTGATTACGACGAGCCTGACGAGAGCAAAAAAACCAGCGCATCGCTCGTCTTGGCAGGAGATAGCGCGAACGGTTCGAATGCCTGGCTCCGGGCGCAAGACGCTAACGGCACTGTCGGAGTCGGAGCGAACATCGCGACCGGATACTTGTATCTCGGCGGATATCTTGGCGGTGTCACGAACCGTTTCACGTTCCGAGGCGCGGTCGCGTGGAAGGCGTGGTGGCCGAATTCCGGCAGCACGATCGCGACCGGCGCTTCAACGCAAGTCAACTGCACGTTCAGCCCGACTAAATTCGGACGCTATTACGTCGTCGCGAACGCTGACTCGCAATGGGCGGGCATCATCGCGCACCCGGTGAACACGGGCGGCCAGAGCGGCTTTCAGATGAAGATTTACAACGCCGACCAGCCTTGTCCGGTCGAAGTGTGGGCCGAATACCTCGCCTATCTGGTCAAATGAGATTGGAGGAAATCTTGTCATCGACTTTTGAAATGGATGAGAACGGATTATGCATCATCCGCTGCGATCCACCAGTGAACGGATCGGACAGTTTCGTCTTCCAGCCCGATGTGATCGCATCGTGGAAAGTGTTGCTCGGATTGGCTTCGACCCGTGAGGCGATAGCGGCGATCATGCAGGGAAGGGAGGATACGAGCCGATACGATCCTTCGACGGGGCGTGGCGTGTGGACTGGAGCGTTCGAGGCGTTGGAATCGGCTTTGGCGGATTCCGCTACCGGGGTGAGCATGCTCGCCTCCGACGGCGAGATTTTGGATGATCCTTTGACCGCCGCACGCAACAAGACCCGTGAGGGTATGAGCCTGCCTGTCATGTCGAATGAGACCGACGCGCGAATGCGCGCCGCATTGACATCGGACGATTCCGACGTGGAAGCGTCGAGCGGCATCGACATGGCCTGCACGCGGAATATCGACGGACTGGACGAATTCCTTAATGCCGAATCCAGCAAAAACATGCTTGACGAATGCGAGGAACGATTCTTCGCATCGCTCATGCCACTGATAAAGGAGGAATGATGCAGCAGATCCCTGCTGACGCGAACGAGGTGATCGGCCAGCTTTCCATGCAGGTCGGCCAGCTTTCGAAGGAACTCGCGATTTTGAAAAGTCAATTGTCTGCGGCTGTGAAACTGATTCCAGCAGACGTGCTCGAAGCCATGAACAAGGAGGAAAACGATGGCCGCGACTAATGTTCATTTCTCGTTCAAGGACGCTCAAGGCAGGCCGAAGACCGGTACTTTGCATGTCGCGCCGGTCCGACGCCACATTTCCGGATCGACTGTGGTCGTGCTGGGTGGATTCGATGTGACGCTTGGTGCTGACGGCACTGCGACCGTGCCGCTTGAGCCGACTGACAATACTTTCGCGTGGATGGTGCAGGAATTCCCGGATGATACGGATTGCGCGTTCAAACGCGTCGTGCAGGTGCCGGCTTCCACCAGCACTGTCGAGTATACGGCGCTGGTCGATGTGGACTCGAATACTTTGGCTCCGGCGCTTAATTCCGGTGCGGCGTTGACGTATCTGCTTGCTTCGTCCCTGTCTGAGGCGCAGGCCATGTCGAAGGCGAATCCGGGGCAGATGGTGTTTTACCCGGAGGGCAATGCCAAGACTGTCGCTTCGCAGATTCTGGAGGATCTGACTGACGCGCGTGCCGTGGTGGAGGCCCAGAGTGCCGTCGCCGCTCAGGCCGCGAATGCCGCCCAGGCCGCGTCCGACGCTTCCCAGGCCGCCAGCGCGCAGGTGACGTCGGTGGTCGACAGCATCAGCGAGTCGAAATCGGTCGTGGAATCCCATGCGAACGAGGCTTTGACGGCGATTGACGAGGCGGTCAAGAGCGTGCAAGATAAGGCGTCCGACGTGTCTGGCGAGGACAAGGCCAAGGATAAGACCCCGGCTGACGCCACCGCAGACACCACCTCTCAGGAGGCGTGACATGGGAGTGTTGCTCAACGGCACGAAAGTCGGCCTCCCGTATATGACTGATAATGGCGTGCCTGTGTGGATGAACGCGCTTTACGATGGCGTGCAGGTGTGGCCGCCGGCAGCCGAAACACTCGTGGACGTGTGGCTCAAACCGGTCGACTTCACCGCGCAGGCGCTCTATGCCGACCATCCTGAGGTCAAGGTGGCCGCGCAGAAGGTTTTCGCCGACGGGCATATCGAGGACGCGGCGTTGACGCTTTCCATCGCGGATTCCACCGTGGCGAGCATCAATGACGGTACGGTGAGCTTCGTGAGCGACACCACGAATTTCCTCACCGTGCTCAAACGGGATGCGTTCAACGCCTGCCATGTGACTGTCGCTGATGGTGGGACTGCGCTTGGCGCCAAGCAGATCTTCGTGCAGCCTGACCGGCCTTCGACGGCTCCTGTCGGCAGCCTGTGGTGCCGCACGGAGAAACTGCATAACGGGTTGAAATACTATACGGGGTCGGTCGGGTCGGATGCGAATGTCATGTGCTTCCTGCTCGACCGTATCCGCGAGGTGTGGCGCAGGGAATGGGATGATTGGAAGCTTTTGACAGGAAAGGAATTGGAATGAGACGGAAACTTGCCTATTCGAACCCTGTATTGTCGGATTCCACTGCGCGGTTCGGCAGTCTCCCGCAAGGGGACTGGCATGTCAGCAAGACGGGCGGGAAACTCTTCGTGGGCGACACCAACTGGAAAGGCTACGCCTATCTGAACGAGATGACGGATGAGGCGGAATTCCATCTGGACGAGACCACGAGCATGCTGGTGCAGGCACCGGATGGGGCCACCTGCCGTGATATCGCCATCGAATCGAAACCCGCATACGACATTTTCGTCTTGGGGGGGGGGGGCTTCCGGGCTTCTTCACCGCGCAGACCGCGCCGTACTGACCTTGAGGCGGGTGACCGCCGATGAGACTCGTGAATCAATGGCAGGACCCGCACTGCGCAAACAGAATCGGCACTTGGAGTTCGATACCGGGAGCTGTCACCATAGCGAAGAACGGCGACCACTGGGAATACACCCTTCCCAAGGGCGCATCCTTCATCCCGAGGCGGAAGGCCAGATGCATGATGATGCGGCTCAGCCCGCCCAGCTCATGGGACTCCATGCGTTTGGAGCGGGCGGATACGCTGCTCATGGAGAGTGGGGTTTGCGTCATAGACACCACCAAAGAAACAAGGGATATTATTGGCCTCCAAGCGAATGCCGATGTCAAGGCCACGGTGACGGGCATGTGCGCCGTCGATCTGGACGAATGGCCGATGCTGCGGGAGGCGGGAGCGCTCGTCTTCGCAGCCGACACCGCACCCTACTAAACCTCAGTTTGGGGGTGGCCGCGTGAGGATCAGGAATCTCTACGATCCGCCGACCATGAAGGACCGTGATCCGGTGGTGCCGTGGGTGCCGCATGGCATGACGGCCAGCGCGAGGACCACAGCCGAGGGGTGTGAGATAACCGTCGCCGGCGATGATGTCGGCTGGCTGTACCCGCCGCTGCAGGACGGGCTGGCGAAGATCGTGTGGGAGAAGGCGGACGGCGGCAACCTGACCGGTATCAGCGACAACGATACGGTGGCCATTTACCCCGGTGTTACCGTGCTTGTCCGCCTGTGCGGTTACGAGGATGCCTCGCTCGTGACCATGCTCAAAAACCTCGGCCTGCCGCTCGTGTTCGCCGCCTCTGACCATCCGTATTAGACAAACCACAGCCCCGCCACGTGCGGGGCTTTCCTGTAAGGAGATGTAATGTGCTGCAAAATTTTCTAGCTGGTTTCGGGGGTGTTGGTGGCGCGTGCGCCATCATCACGCTGCTGCTCAGAATATGGCCGGGCGCATTGGACGCGCTGGCAACCGGATTGTATTCGCACGTGCAGCCGGAACGCCTGCCCTACGACAGTCCACTTTCCCAGCATTTCGCAAAAACACGGACCTTGGGAGAGCGGACATCGAAAATTGACGACCGTATGGACGAACTCTGCCGCGACACCATCAAAAACACGATCATCAGCCTGATCTACGGCGACCAGTCGCACGACCACAGCGAGGCCGTCCGATACGAGCTGGCGAAGCTTGAGAAATTGGACGCGCGATGCTGGATCGTCGCCGCAGCCGAAAAATACTTGGAGGACCGGCAATGAGCGGCCCAGTCGCGTTGGGCGCGTATCTCATACTCCTCGCGCTCATCATCATCTTCAGCAACAATACGCACAGAAAGGATTAGCCATGAGTTTGAATGGCATCGACATCAGCAACTGGCAGCAGGGCATCGACCTGTCCAAAGTGCCTTGCGATTTCGTGATCGCTAAGGCCACACAGGGCACGGGATACGTGTCCCCCGACTGCGCTCGACAAATCGAACAGGCACGCCAAACCGGAAAACGTTTCGGCGTATATCATTACGTCTCAGGCGGCAACGCCGTCGCCGAAGCCAATTACTTCGTCGACAATTGCGCCAACTGGGTAGGCAAAGGCCTGTTCTGCATCGATTGGGAATCCAACGAGAATTCCGCTTGGGGCAACGAGGGCTATCTCGAACAGGTCATCGCTCAGGTGAAAGCTCGTACCGGAATCCCTCCGATCATTTACGTGCAGGCATCTCGCTATGCTCAGGTCGCAGCTGTCGCCAATCGTCAGAACTGCGGCTTGTGGATCGCCCAATATGCGGACATGAACGCTACCGGTTATCAGGATGCCCCGTGGAACGAAGGCGCTTATGCTTGCATCATTCGCCAGTATTCTTCTGCCGGCCGTCTTCCTGGCTATGGCGGAAATCTGGATCTCAATAAGTTCTACGGTGACGGATCTGTTTACGACAAGTATGTGACCGGTGGCGGAAGCGGTTCGACGGCTGCTCCTTCGCAGCCTTCTGATCCGCTTGCGGGACGTTCCGATGACGATCTCGCCAATGCCGTGATTCGCGGTGAATTCGGCGATGGCGATGGTCGAAAGCAGAAGCTTGGCGCGCGTTACGGCGCCGTTCAGGCTTTGGTGAATCAGAAGCTCGCCAAGCCGGCATCCTCCGGCCGGACTTATACAGTTCAGCCTGGAGACACCCTATCCGGCATTGCCGCCAAGCTCGGCGTGGCTCAGTCCCAGATCACCGGATTCCATTCCGGCAACCCGAACCTGATCTATCCAGGCGAGGTGTTGGCCATCTGCGGTGCGGCGGTGCCAACCCAGTCTGCCGGCACGGCCTATACGGTGCAGTCCGGCGACACGTTGAGCGGCATCGCCGCGAAGTTTGGCACGACCTATCAGTCTTTGGCCGCGAAAAACGGCATTGCAAACCCGAATCTGATTTATCCAGGACAGGTCCTGCACATCTAGGAGGGAGAACATATGGCAGAACATGCAGCACCATCCACTTTGGAGACCACCGTCAATAATCTGACTGACGAGCGTGAGGATGGTCAGGATAACCAGCAGCCGGACGCGTATACTCCGGTTTTCAGCAAGCAGGTGCGCACCGTCGTCTACGTGTTGGGCTTGATCGCTTCGTGCGTCGGCCTCGGCTTCATGACCTTCGGTGACGCGGCCATCGGCGGGTACATCAGCACCGTCGCCGGCTTCCTCGCGTCCGGTTTGGGCGTCGCCTACAACCCTCTCCGCAAAAACTAAGCGTTGTCACGGAATCATCGACAACACTTAACCGTGATTGAGTTTCGGGCGTGAGACTCAAACTCGCGCCGGAAACTCAACATCGGGTGTGGAAAAATTTGCGGAATTATAGTGTCCGTGGAATTTTTTACACCCGTTTTCTAACTTTTGCCCCTCTCTCAGCATTGCTGGGGAGGGGCTTTTCGTGTTTTCAGGTAGAATCTTCGTATGCTCAGAATCGATGAACGTGAACTCAAGGCGAAACTCAACGAGCATAAAAGCTTGATCGGATGGGGCTCGGTTGGTGACGGAATCGGCAATCTCGTCGCCGGAGTGTTCTATATATTTACCGTCTGGACGACTTCTGGACTGCGGCAGTCGACACAATGGACTCTTTATGGCCTAGGCGCTATCATCATTGTTATCGGCGTGGCCGCGTTGTTCTCCAAGAGACTCAGTGCCGCGAAGCTCTACAAGGAAATCGAGACGATGAACAGACGGCCCAGCTCTCTTATCGCTGTCAAGGATGGCGGGAAACTGTCCAACAGGTATCTAACCTACTATGACGAGCCTTGGGGATGCTGGTTTCTGCCGAATCACAGTTCGCGCGACTCGTATTCAGAGGACAAGGCCAGAATGTCTGAATACCTTTCCACTGAATTCAAGATACCGGAAGACGATTTCACCCTTGGTTTTCTTGGGACCACTACGAGCACGAAATGGTCCACGGCGCATAATGAGGAACGCACTTATGATTACCGGCTGTATATGGCGAAGGTGTCCGTCCTTCCCGCGGATTGGCGGTTGGATGGCGAGTTCATCGTCGGTTCGAAGCGTTGCCGTTGGATGACTTTGGATGATATGCGGAACGACCCGAAGATTTACGAGATCAACTCCGATGTCATTCAGATGCTCGGCGATCTCATCTGATTTGACTGGATGGTTTTAGGGTCTTCGCCTGGAATGTTTTCTGGGGGAAGACCCTTTTCGTTACTCTGTTTTGTTTTTGCGTGGCCGTCCGCCGCCGACGCCTCGACCGGGGCGGCTGGCGTTCCACTGGTCGATGGTCTCTGGCAGCCAGCCGCGCGTGCGGCCGATTAGGGCGTCCGGCTGGGGGAGCTTGTAGGCGCTGACGGCGGCTGTGCTGATGCCGAGGCGTTTGGCCACGTCGGTGACGCTCAGGTATTCGATGGTCATGTCAGTCCTTCCTTCCGGCGATGAGCGCGAAGACGGCGCTGACGATGGCGCATCCGGCGGTGAGCGCGAACGGCCAGCCGAACCATGCGCTGGCGGCGGTTCCGAGCGCGAACACCGCGCTGACTATCGCTTCCGTTCTCATGATGTCCCATGGCATAATCGGAGATATGGGGTTCCGGCCCCTAGGTCTGGCCGGAACCCTTGCTCACTTTTTCCTCTTCGGTTTCCGTCTCATCTCCTTGATGAGTCCGGTCACTGCTTTGATGAGGGCCGCGAGGCTCGCGACGAGAAGCGAGATGCTGGTGATTATCTCCGATGGTGTCATGTTCACCTCCTTTCCTTGATATAAACTATACTAGCACAGTAAATAAAGTATTGCAAGCCGAAACACGAAAAAACACAGGAAAAAACAGCGGATTGATAGACTTGATGCCACGCAAACGAAGGGGCGAGCATGGCCTACACAATCAGACAATACGCCACCAAAGCCGGAAAAAGATACGAAGTCAGATACCGCAAGCCGGACGGCAGCGCGACCGGCAAACGCGGCTTCCGACGCAAAATGGACGCCGACGCATGGGGAGACCAGCACGTCAACGCCGCCAAAAGGGACGGCAGCTTCGTGGACCAGTCGGCCGGACGCACATTGGTGTCCGACGTCTACGCCGAGTGGATGGACTCACGACGTCCGATCCTCAAGCCAAACACCATCCGCACCGACGAAATTACTTGGAAGACTCATGTGGAGCCGGAATACGCGGCACGACAGATAGGCTCCATCACACACCGTGAACTGCAGGCCTTTATCAGCGGCAAGGCCGAGACATTGGCTCCGAGCACGGTGCTCAAGATCGTCTGCTTTGGAAAACAAAAAACTTTCATGGGAAAAAAGCGGTAATTTAAATGTCGGTATTGAGGCAAGTATGTTTGACG